CGACGCCATCCGTCAGACCGGCGCCAAAACCCAAAACATAGGTATTGCAGCCTCAATGGGATTAAACATCCTACTATCAGGATCGCACCGATCAGGCTATGAGTACAGTAAGGGAATGATTCACGGTCCTCAAGGGTCGGATAAATCAATGGTCGACATGATGCGCGACTCACTGTCAAACCTACTTCAAAAACTCTCAAATTTTACTAAGCACCAAGTGGAGGACATGCTTAAAGAGGATGCCCCTGACACGTGGCTTACAGCAAAGGAAATGAAAACCAAAGGGCTGATCGACGAGGTCATTCCAACAGAGGTGGAACTTCAGGGCGAGGAAAAAGATCCGTATGCCCTTTACGCAGTTTATAACCAACTAATCGAAAAAGAAATGGCAAAAGAAAATGAAGGTGATGCCCTGAAGATCATTGCTGACGTTCAGGCAAAACTCGAAGCAAACACGACGGCAATGACTGCCAAGGATACTGAAATCGCAGACCTTAAAGCGAAACTGAAAGCAAAAGAAGACGCTGAAAAATTGGCCGCTCAGGCCGCAGGTAAGGCGATTGTCGAGGCAGCAATCAAGGACAAGAAACTTTCCGACAAGGCAGAACTCAAAGATCAGTTTGTCAAGATGGCTGTCGATTCACCGGAAGCATTCAAGGCAATGCTTGACAGCAAGGTAGCGCAACGCTCTTCGGTTGTTGCCCATATGAAGGCTGAAGGCGCTGAAGTTGTGGAGGAAGAAACCTATGAGTTTCTCGCCAACAACGACACTAAAAAGTTGTATGACATGATGGATAATGATCCTGAGAAATACACCAAGCTCGTGGCCAAATGGCAAGAAAAAGAACGCAACAAAAAAATAGCATAAAGACATGGCAGCAGAACTTTTAACCCGCCTTTTCACAAATGAAATCGTCCCGAATCTATTCCCATCCACGGGGTTCATGACACGGGCAAAGCGTGACGACGACAAGGTCAACAACAACTCAGTTGAACTTCAAAACGCTGGTGCGGTGCCAACGGTTGAGGTAAACCGTAACGTGTTGCCAGCTCCAATAAATCAGCGCACGGACGTCCCACACAATTACGAAATGGAGGAATTAACGTCTGACCCAACGTTGCTACGCAACCTGGAAACCCTTATTGAAATGGGGGGCATGAACAAACGTGCCGATATTCTCAAAGATCATATTCTTGCCATACGCGAGAAAATGGCAAAGCGTGCCCTTGTAAAATGGGCCACGGGCGTAACGGTTAAAATTCCGACAACAGGCGCAACCCGTGCCGTGGAAAGCAAAAACGGCGTGCAAACAGGTAACCGCGCGTCGGTTGCAATCGCTGACCTTGTGAGTGTTCAGCAGATTTTCCACAAAACCGATGTATTGCCAGAAAACGAGGATCTAATGGGCGTAGCGGTAATTCCCTACTCCATGAAATCGGACTTGCTCAAAATAGCACAGTTCACCGATTCGGAGAAAGCCGGGCCGGGCCGTAATGGCTTGCCTTCGGGTGTGTTGGCTCGTGCAATGGGCTTCGATTGGTATGTAAGAAGTGAGGCTATCACGCTCAACACTTCCGACGTGCTGGTAGCTGAAGGTGCAGCAGAAGCAGCATCAGACCAAAACGCCGCAGTCTTTTACAGCCCTAACTATGTGCGCTTGGCGCAAGGTGCAACCCGCGTGGATGTATCAGAATACAGACCTGAGTTGTATGGACATATCATGTCAGGGCTGGCAATGTTCGGCGCTGTCGCCGCTCGTAACGACAAAAAAGGAATCGCTATACTATTTGAAAATAACATCTAATGGCAACGACAACAACAGCAACGATCAAACACCCTTTCGGGTTAGCGGATCACCAACAACCGGCTCACGCAACAACTCAAGAGGTTGCTATAACCAATAACCTCACAATTTTTGAGCCTGCCATTGCCACAGCAAACGTGACGATGAACGTCACGGTGGACAGTGAGGTAAAAAAGGGCGCTTTGCTTTTAGTGAAGTTCAAAACAACAGGAACTGAAACGTTGACTTTTGGAACTGGCATTGAAGGGGTTCTTATTACCGGATCTGCTGGTAAGACCAGAACAAAGCTTTTCATGTATACAGGGACAAATTTTGATGCCATCAGCTTCGTTGAATTGATCGACTAATGACTAAGAAAAAGCAAGGGGAAGACGAAAGCCAGGCTGAAGAGTTTTCCACAGAAGAATTTCTTAAAGCTGAACCCGTAGAAATTGGCGAGACAGTACAAGATGCCGCTCAGGCTGTTGAATTCGTGCGTCAAAATTACAGCGTTCCCGAAACTGTGGGCATTGTCCACGTCACCGAAGACAAGCAAGTATTTTACAAATACAACGCGGCGAGAATTTACGCCCAGGAAAAAAAGGTTAAAATCTTTACCATCAAATGGGATTAAGCCAGTTAACGATCAACGTAGGGCAGTCCGGGCTTGGGCGAAGGGCGCCCAACCAGGACAAAATATCTGGTATCATCTTCTATGACAGCAGTCCTCCAGCTGGTTTCTCTTCCGTTAATAAGCAAAAAGTATTTTCATTGGCTGAAGCTGAGGCGCTGGGGATCACCGTTGCGGCGAATCCAATCGATCATTATCACGTATCTGAATATTTCCGGATTCAACCCGAGGGTGAATTGTGGATAGGATACTTTCCTGTCCCCGCTCCTTACGCATGGGCTGAAATATCGCCCTTTATTCTTTTCGCGGGTGGTGAGATACGACAACTAGCCATCTATGCCGGGGCGGAAACATTTGCCACCTCTCAGGCTACAGCTATTCAGGCTATAGTCGAGGGACTTGATGCTGCCTACCGGCAGTTTTCGGTATTGTTTGCCGCCAATATGGAGGCCATCACGCCAGTTTCAGGTTGGTCTAGTGTGGGCGATCTACGCGCATTAACCGCAGAGAAAGTAACGGTGGTAGCCGGTCAGGATGGCGGCGGTGTAGGGGCGGCGTTGTACGCAGCTCAATCGCAATCGATCACTTGTATCGGTGCGGCACTGGGAGCGGTTTCCAAATCCAAAGTAATGGAGTCCATCGGCAACCCCGCGAACTTCAACGTAAGCGACGGCACAGAACTAGAGATACCCGCACTAGCTAACGGCGACCTTATCAGCGCATTGACAAGCACAGCGCTTGGAGGAATAAAGGATGATGGCTATTTGATTTTGCGGAAATATACTCCCGACTTGTCAGGATCATATTTCGAGCGCTGTCCTACAGCGGTTGCAGCGACGAACGATTTTGCGTGGATAGAAGTAATGCGCATGGTGGATAAAGCCATTCGTGGGATCAGAACAAAACTTATTCCTCAACTGAATAGCACTCTGTACTTGGACGCCAACGGCAAGTTAAGCGCTGATACGGTAGGATATTTTCAGGATCTGGGCCAGGATGTACTCGATGACATGAAAGCCGACGGTGAGATTTCAGACGGTGTGTGTCTGGTTGATCCCACACAAAACGTACTGAGTACCTCAACGCTGACGGTATCTGTTCAGATCATTCCGGTAGGCATTGCAGAGACAATAGTAGTAAACATTGGTTTAACGACTTCAATATGATTGCTTCAACACCGCCTCTTATCAATGGGGTTTCATATACACACGCTGAGGTTGTTGTGAACATCCTGGGGGCGCCTGTTATTGGAGTGACGGCAATCAAATACTCCGACCCTCAAGAGATTACTTTGAATCACGCCACCGGACATAAACCTACATCGCGTGGGTTCGGAACGGTGACCCCGGAAGGAAGTATAACCTTGACGATGGAGGAAGTTGAAAGACTTTCGCAAGCGGCACCTTCCGGACGCATTCAAAACATTCCGGATTTTCCGATAGGGGTAAATTTTGCTACCGAAGACGGAAAGTTCACACGTCACCGACTAATCAAGGTCCGGTTCAAGGGACGGAAAACGGACTCACAAGTAGGCAACTCACAAATCGAGGAAGAGCTTGAATTAAGCATAGCGGATATAGCATACAAATAATATGGAAGCAGCCTGGAAACTGAAGATTCCTGTTTCCCGAAACGGGGAATTTCTCAATTATGAACTTCGCGAACTCGGTATAGATGAGTTCATGGCTGTTCAAACACTGGTTGAAAAAAAGAAATGGATTGAGGCGTTCATACTGTTCCTGAACTCTACTAAGGTGGGGGGTGATGAGGTGAGCAAGTTGAAAGAGGAGTTTGATAAAAATAATATTATACCGTTCGTCTTTTGCATGAAGACTATAACGGAAATACTAGAACCAGTTCAGGGGGAGTTAAAAAAAAATTAGCGGAATATGAAATCCCGGTCCAATGGGATAAAGGCCACATCGTACTGGAAGATATCTCGACGCCGAACGGGTTAGCGCAAGTAAAAGCTCTAATCCGTTTTTATTTCCACGTGGATCGTGACGGCTTTGAGCAGATCGCCAAAGATTGGGGGCAGTTGAAATATGCATTGCAGTTCGATGGCAAGTTGAAGATTGAAGAGGTAAAGAAAGGATAAAATGCCTGAAGCCAGTTATATCGTCCGACTCGTTGATAAGTTCTCTTCTCCATTAGCAGCCATAGAGGGGAAGATGAACCGTTTTGAATCTAGCCTGAACAGTTTGGGCGGAACGATAGCAACTGTTTTTGCCGCTGATAAATTACTGGATTTCGCCACAGCAGCATTCGACGTCACTCGCGAGTTTACCAATATGCGCGACGCCATCACGTTTGCTTCCGGAGATAATGCTACCCGGAATTTGCAGTTCCTTGACGATGAAATTAACCGCCTTGGGCTTGACGTGATGTCAACCTATAAAGGGTTTAAGACTTTTCAGGGTGCCCTTATGGGAACAAGCCTGGAGGGTGAAAATGGACTTGAAATATTCCAAGCTGTTTCAGAGGCGGCGACGGTGATGAAACTGTCCGCCGAGCAAACCGAGGGTACTTTTCTGGCTTTAGGCCAAATGATCTCCAAGGGTAACGTACAGGCTGAAGAATTACGGGGGCAGTTAGGGGAACGGTTGCCTGGTGCCTTCCAGATCTTCGCGCGCTCATTAGGAGTATCGACCGCACAACTTAACAAGATGCTCCAAAATGGGGAGGTGATAGCAGAAAAAACATTGCCATTATTCGCCCAGGAATTACGAAAGACATTTTCCCCTGGTGTTTTGTCAGCGCAACAAAGCTTTAACTCAAACTGGAACCGATTCAAAAACTTCCTTACCAATATTAAACTCACTATTGGCAATCAGATCATTCCGGTAATGAATGAATGGATTCAATTAATACCGCAGTTAGATTTTTCTCTTCTCCTGAATCCACTAAATGCGCTCAGCGATCAGCTCAGTGGGCTATGGGATATTGTTAAGCCTTTATTCAGTGTGTTTGGAAGTGATGCACAAGACGTCTTTCATAATTTCTCCACTGGGGTAGCGGTGGCGGCTGGATCAATTGGATTCCTAGCGCTGGGGATACGGGAGTTGATCCAGCTAATGATTAATTCAGTGCCAGTGATCGACGGTTTTGTTCAGGCGTTGGTGGGTGGATTAACACAAGACTACGGCAAGATGGCAATGGGTATTGCTAAGGTACAAACAAGCGCCGCAAAACTAACCGATGATTTTAAAAGCATGGCTGATGAGTGGATGAGTGAGCAGGAGAAAATATTTACCAACCTGTTTTATGGATCAGGCTTTAAGTCGAGCAAAAGCGGGAGCACTACGTCAGGTAATTTTTCCGGGACAATGGGGGCATCCGGTGCAAAGGCGACTGGTAAAGAGGCTGGGATTGAAAAGATTCAATCCGGCACGCGTAACGTAACCCTTAACATTAATAAACTTATCGAGAGTGTAAACTTTACTAAGTCCCCAGAAAGAAGTGAGGCGCAATTAACCGAGTTCCTAAAGAGAGCTCTGCTGACAGCTGTCAATGACGTGAACATAGTAGCCCAATAATGCCAAAAGATTTTATCATACCGCCCCAGCTACCCGCGCTGAATAGCGATTTCTTTCCAAGGTACTTTTTTACCCCTGATGAAGAGGACGAGCCCATTGCAACCTCTTACCTGGGTACGCCGGTATATTCAAATCTTATCTTTTCCTCTGAAGGGGTGGACGTGGGCTCAGCTACAACTATCAACCCCAACGCAGGGAAACAAGACCTACGAATAGACACGGTGCTGATGATCGTGCAGCAAACTAAAAATATAGTCAAGACACCCATTCAAGGCCGTAATGGAACAGTTAAGGAATTTATTTCTGAAGGGGATTACATGGTTACGATTATGGGCGCTATCGTATCTCCTGCCCCGCTTGTGTATCCTCGTGAGGATGTGGATTTGCTGCTAAGGTATTTGAAGTTAAACACGCAGATACCGGTGATTTCATTTTTTCTTGACCTGTTTGGAATCGACTCTATTGTTATCGAGGACTATGAGTTTCCTGAAAAAATGGGCTCTCGTAATGAGCAGCCATTCAAGATTCTCGCCTCTTCAGATCGTCCTTTAGAATTTCAATTGAACCCGAACAAGGGCATATGATCAGGCTCACCTCAAATATTACGCTTGGGGATTACAAGTTTGACTTTGTCAACAATGTGGAAATAACATCCACCTGGGAACGGTTGACCGATACCGCCAGGATAGTTATGCCACGCAAACTGAGGTTAAAAAAAGACGGCACCTCATCTGAAAATATCACTGTTGGGGTGGATGGACTTTGGAGGCGCGGGGACCTTGTTGAAATCAATTTAGGGTATGATAATATCAATGACCGCAGGTTTACCGGATTCATTACAGGTATTCAAACAAAGTTGCCCCCTGAGTTTTGGTGCGAGGATGCGATGTGGCAACTCAAACAAGTGTCTATTCCAAAGTACACAAAAACGGTAGGGCTACGCCAGTTATTGACCGACATTTTACCATCGACGTTTTCATTTGTTGCTGATGATATCGATCTGAGCAAGTTTCGTATCACTCGCGCCAGTGTAGCCGAGGTACTGGACTATATCCGCAGAACGTATGGGCTATCTGCGTATTTCAGGGATTCAGTTCTTTACGTCGGATTTGCCTATCAATTGGGTCGTACCACTGAATTGAATGAGAATAACTTGCTGGAATTCGGGTTTTATAAAAATATCATCGATGATTCAAACCTGTCTTACCTGAGGGATGATGATGTAAGCATACAAGTAACAGCGGTTAACGTTCACCCCGATAACACACGAACAGAGATAAAGGTGGGCGACCCATTCGGGGATCAGCGTACAATGTATTTCTATAATGTGAGCGCACAAACTTTACAAGATTTAGCCACTGAGGCGCTGGAGAAATTAAAGTATGAAGGTTTTAGGGGTTCGTTCACCACGTTCCTACAACCTTATGTAAAGCATGGCGACGCAATACGTTTGGTAGATCCATTGATCCCTGACCGTAATGGAATTTATCTGGTCCGCCAAGTAGTCACAACTTTCGGGATGGAGGGCGGCAGGCAGGAGATAACCTTAGACCGGAAAATATAAATGGAGATCGCCGAAGCCATAAGGAAAATAGCAGGGGAAAACAGAAACCTCAAAGCCATAGTATGTGAGGTTGTCACGGTTACGGGCGCAACTTGTTTATGTCGCCCCATCGATGGATCAGCGGATATCGAGGGCGTGCGCCTTCAGGCGGCGGCGACTAACGACGGGATGCTAATTACTCCGGCTGTCGACTCGATAGTAATCGTGCAAATGATCAACGATGTGGAGGGGTATGTATCGATGTTCTCCGAGATTCAAAATATTAAATTTTTTAATGGCGTCCAGGGCTCACTCGTTCTGATAAACGCTTTGGTTGAAAAACTGAATGCCATTGAAAGTGACCTCAACGACTTAAAACAAATCTTCTCTATCACATGGACACCTGTTCCAAATGATGGAGGTGGGGCACTTAAAACCGCCGCCGCGACTTGGGCCGCAGACACTCTCACAGAAACCGTAGCTGAAGACATTGACAACGAAAAAATAACTCAATGACTTATCAACCCCTGAGCGAGGAAAGCCTTTTTGATATAGCCGTGAAGCTATACAAAGACTTTGCTCTAGGGCTTAAAGACCTACTTACCCTGAACCCAACTGTCAATATCAACGGCTATACTCAAGTGGGTGTATTTGACGACACCTTTGACTATACTTTTGGAGGCACCCAAGCGGTTGCACTTGGTAATT